AATACACCAAAGAAGGTTTGCGACCTCCTAGTTTTTCCTCACCGGATCAACAAGTTAATACAAAAATACATCCGCAAGGTCCGCCAGATGATCAGTCGGATACAATAAACAATACTACAATCAATGTTACTCCTGAAGAGGAAGAGGCGGAAAAAGTGGACGGATTTAGACAGCCAAAGAAAATGCCTATAGCCGGTTCCGATGAAGCACCTAAAAATGCTTCGGATATGTCCGATCATTTTGATTCTTCTTTAGATAACGAAGAACAAATGCACGCTAAAATGGATCATCAAGCCATGATGGACATCACTAATGATAATACTCAAAGCATGCTAGATACTTTAGATCCTGAATTGTCCGATTCAGACAAGTACGATCAAGAGCCTACAGATGTAACTGGACACAGCGATAATGAAGCTCCTGGTGACATGGGTTTACATAGCGATGGTGAAATTGACGACACAGTTCCGGCTGGCGATGTTGATTGGTTAAATCCTCCCAAGAACATGGATATATCTGGCGATTCAGATTATTTAGATCAAGAAGTACAGCCAGAGGATTCTGAAGAATCACCTGATCTTGGTAGTGTTTTAAAAGATGCTTTAAATGATCACGCAGATGCTATCTCCAAAGAGAAGGCAATCGAATTAATCACCGATGCTCTTGAGAGCTTCAAAGCTAGCAAGGATATACTCGAACGCGCTAAAGAAAAAGCTCCAGAGCTTTACGCCGCTTGTATTTCAATGTTACAAGCGATGATTGAGATGAGTAAAATGTTAGATCTCGCTGGCGAAATGTCTCCAGAAGAGGAACCTGAATCTGCCCCTAAGTCAGGTCCAGCTCCAATCGGCCCTCAAGCGTTTACGCCGGATAACAGTGCTGGCCCCCAGGAAACAGCCCAGTAGGTGCAACGGCGTCTATTGGGAAATTGCCAACAAGTAAGACCACGAAGCATGTAGCTAGAACTCCTATGGCCGAAGGTTCAGTGAACGCTAAGGGCCAACGTAGGTATACTGATCCTAAAACTGGTAAAGTTGCCTTTATAGATATGAAACAAGGCGCTATTTTAAGTCCTGAAGGTCGACCTGAGAAAACTCCTAAACGGCAGTAATTGGATATTTATGGCTATAAAATTGGATATCGATAAATTAGCCGCTACTTTAGGAAACTTTGCTCGTGAAGCACTTCATGATCTTGAAAAAGCCGGTCAACAACTGGGCGCTGCAGCCCATGCTAAAATCACTGAATTGGCTAATGAAGAATTAAAGAGCACTAAGAAGACCTATACTGACGCTTTGGGTATGGAGGAAATCTCTCCCGGAGTATGGTGTATAACATTAGATGAGTCAGCTTTATTTATTGAAGATGGTATAAGTGCTAATTTCGACATGAAGCCTGGACTTTTGAAAAATGCTACAAAGACTTCTAAAGAAGGATACAAATATCGCTCTATTCCCTTCGATCTGAGTAAAGCTCCTGCTCAGAGGAGTGAAGGGAGTCAGAAGATAATGAGTGAACTTAAAACTGGATTAAGAAAAGTTGGAATTCCAATGCACAAGATCGAGAATGACGCTAACGGAAATCCAAGGCTAGGGGTTCTTCATCGCCTTAATCTTGCAAGCGCGAAGCCTACTGCTAAGGCGAGTCATGGAGCTCTGCAAGGAGTCCAGATACGGCAAACGGCTATGCCGGGCGGTAAGGTCCAAAGAAGTATAATGACCTTTAGAACTGTGTCGTCCGGCCCTAAAAGCATGGACAAATGGATTCATCCGGGGTTAGAAGCTCATGATTTCTTTGGAAAAGCTGAGCGTTGGGCCGAAGAACAATGGGAAAACGTTATAGCTCCATCGATCATCGAAAAATGGAAAGCATGATATAGTATTATATGATACATCAAAGCGATATCTTCATTAAAACTGCCTTAGAACTTATTCTGGATGACATTAGAAAGACCCCTTGGTTGATCAATGACATCTTTAAAGATGTCACGACCAATTATTATCTAAAAACTCAATATCACGGTCAACTCGAAGCTGTTAAAGAATGGTTAGATAATAATAAGATTGAAATTTATCACCAGTTAAGAAATGATAAAACTCAATTTCCTTGTATTACAATATCGTTGAATTCTTCTAATGAAGTTGCAGAAATGAAAACACTTGGAGATCTATCTCCTTACACTGAAGAATTGCTCCCAAACGTAATCGGCAAACCAATTCCCTACATAATTAAACCTTTTGTACCATCTAGCTATAATATGTCCTCTGGATTTTTAGGGATACCAAGTACAGTCTTAAATACTGAATTAATTGTTCCTGGTATGATCTTAATAGATCCAGCTACGGGAGACGGTTTACCTATATTATCTGTTATAGCTGGCGGAATCTTCATTCAAAAGGGGATTGCGCTGAATAACGCTCCTACATTAGGTATTCTTCCACATTATCAATATTATAAAGCACGACGTCAGCATACTTGGAATCAAGAGAGTTACACTATAGGCATACACGCTCACGGAGATGTTCAAGTTTTATTATGGTTACACAGTATAGTCTTATATGGACTTTACAGGTACCGGGAGTCACTACTTGAAACGAACAACTTCGCGCAGTCTATATTTTCTAGTTCAGATCTAAGCACCAATGAAATGGATTCACCTGGCGGCGAACATTTATTCAGCCGTTATATTACAGTTACAGGTTTAGTAGAACATAGCTGGCTTATGAGTCCGCAGCGCACTATTGAATCATCGGTTCTATTGGAAAAGTCTTCCGAATCTCCTTCAGGCTATATCGGTGGTATTAAAATAGCTAGTAATACTGGACCTTTAAATATCTCCGAAGAGGCTAATGTAAACTGGTATCCCGTAGAAGACTCCGGTGAATAAGCCAATCTTGGTAATATAATGAAGAAGATTTCAATTCCTAAAGCGCCGACAGTGAAAGGATCCAGTTCAATAAAACCTGTATCTCAAACTGCCGTTAAAATGCCAAAAGCTAAAAAGCTGGCAGATCCATTTGGAAAGAAGTCGCTTTTAGTGAAAGCTGAATACTTTGGACACGTTAAACATCCAAGCGTCATCAAATTAAGAGACTTCTTGCTTAAGAAACATAAAGCCAATAAAATCAACTAGTTAAGAATTCAAGGTATATAATAACGCAATCTTAGTGATAGATTAAGAGGATTTAGATTATGAAGTCTGAGAAACAATTTACTGCTAAAGAAGCTGCTCTAGAGGTTCTTAAAAAGACCCATGAGCTGCTAGCTAAGTATGAGACCGAGAATTCAAAACGTCTTGGCGATCATAAGACTCCTATCAAAGCAGAGATCCCTGAAAAGACAGATTTAGCATATGATGTTGATTCTAAAAAAGAAAGAATTAAACATCAAATATCTCCTGGGAAGAATCCTAAAGAAAAAGCAGAAGGTAACAATGAGCCTTACGGAACTGAGCCTGGCTCAATGGCTAAGTCTTCATCTTTAAAGAAGAAACACGTAGGATTTAAAGCCGTTGAAGCTAATGCAGCTAAACACGGCGCTTCAGATCCAGCTGCCGTAGCAGCTGCAGTTGGCCGCAAGAAATACGGAAAGAAAGAATTCCAAGCAATGGCTGCTGCCGGTAAAAAGAAGTTACATAAAGAAGAAGCTCCATTAAAAGACTGTGAAAAGTCTTCTGAAGCTCCTCAACATCATGAAAAGAAAGATGAACATTTTATTCCACCTAAATCAATTGGCAGTGCAAAGCTTTCCAAGTTCATGGAAAGAATTCACGCTAAACGTAAGCATAGGATGAAATAGTCATGGCTAAAGATTTTAAAGCGCCAGCAATGAGCGCAGAAGAAGCGAAAGCATTTAGAGCTAAATTGTTCGTAGAATCTCCTAAAGCTCTTTCAGATGCAGAAAAGAAAGAAGCTTTCCGAGTATTCTGGACAGCAGAAAAAGGTAAGTATAAGGCTCCAAAAGATATTCTAAGCATTCTTTGGATACACTTAAAAGCTGCTAAATTAGATTCGCCAGTAGATTTTGAAAAGGGTCTGAAACATTTTGGACTTAAAAAGGTAAAATAAAGTGTTTATTTATAAGATAACCAATACTATTAACGGGAAGGTGTATGTGGGACAAACTGTCTCCACTTTGTCCGTACGTTGGTCTCAACATGTTCATGAAGCTAATAAAAATGGCGACAGAACACTTTGTAAAGCTATAAGAAAATACGGTAAAGAAAACTTTACAATAGAACAAATTGATTCAGCTTGTAGTATAGAAGAATTGAATAAAAAAGAACAAGAATATATTGTTAAGTTAAATAGCCTTTGTTTTAATGATGGCCAAGGCTATAATATGACTTTGGGCGGCGAAGGCAATAGCGGTAGAATAATAGGCAATGAAGAGAAAGAAAGAAGAAATATTACATTACATAGAAAAGAAATTATATGTAATGAAACGGGTATTGTTTACTCTTCGTTAAAAGAAGCAGCGGAATCTATTGGAACAACAGCAGCTTTTATAGGCAATGTCTGTAAAGGTAGAAAGCCGACTGTAAAGGGTTTCACTTTTAAATATTTAAATGATGAAATATCTAATAAGATCGCCACTGAAAGAAGATTAGAAAAAGAAGTTTATACAAAACAACATTTTACTTATGGAAGACCTATAGTTTGTTTAACTACTAACGAAGAATTCTGTTCTATTAAAGAAGCCGCTAGAAAAACCGGTGTGGCTGAAGTAAATATGTACAAACATTTGATAAGATTACGAAAAACCTGCAAAGGCCTAATCTTTCAATATAGAGATAAGATAGCTTAAGGAGAATTTTATGGCTCAGACACTTACTACGTCCTTCATCAGCACAGTGACACCTGGCGCGTATCCAAACGTAACAGTGGTTAGCAATCCAGTAGGACTAGGTTCCTCTGGTAACTTGTTAATCATGGGTGAAGCGGTTGGCGGTGCGAGTTATACCAGCACTGCTTTGTCTACCAACGTATTTACTCCAGATCAACTTGCACAAGTTACTGCAAAGTATATCGCTGGACCAATCGTTGATGCATTCAAAGCTTTGGCTGCTCCATCCAATGATACAAATATCACTGGAACCGCTAGCACAATTACTATCCTCAAGACGAATACCGGAACACAGGCTTCTGCATTAATCGCAGCTTTCTCTGGTAGCTATGGAACTTTGATAGATCAAAACTGGGGAACTCCAGGAAATCTTTACAAATATACAATTACTACTCTAGAAGCAGAAGTCGCTCCAAAAATTGATGGCAGCGCAGTTCCTTCCATTCCAGCTTTAGATAGTGCTTCTTTCACAGTTCGATTAAACGGTGGCCCTGCTGTCGTTATCACGATCAGTGCTGGTCCTTTTACTCTTATCTCAGAAGTAGTTACTGCACTTAACGTAGCTTTTGCAGCTGCAACTTTACCGATCACTGCAGCTCCGGGCGCTGCTCCTCTAACAGAGCTTTCTTTATCAGTCAACTCTGATTCCGCAGCTTACTCTAAAGGCTGGGGCAAATCTCTTGAATTGATCGATTCAACTCCAGGGGATTTAGCTGCTTTCGGTTTCGTAGCTGGATTAACAGTTTCTTCTTCCGAACCATCAATTGAAGTTAATATTGTTAGACCGGATATCAGCGTTAATGAAACTATCGATGTTTCCAATCCAATCGCTCTAAATATCGGCTATCTAGGAACAACCGGCACGGTTACAATCGATCATGTGACTGGACTGTTGACCACAGCAATAACCGGTGGATTAGGCGCAGCTCTAAGTATCGCTTTAAGCAATTTTAGAACTATCGCTGACTTAGCTACTTTTATTAGCTCACAAACAGGCTATACAGCTTTAGCCGGTAGTACAGCTACTCAATTGCCTCCTTCGGTACTTGATACAGTAACAGCAATCGGTATCGCTTCTACTGGCGCTAATTTAATGCCTGGTAGAATTAAAGATGCTCTTTTCAATTTTGAAAGCGCAGTTGGAACTTCTACAGCTTTAAGTTTCATTCCAATCGCTTTAGCTGGACTTCCACAGCCAACAGCTGGTGCTTTCTTTTTGTCTAATGGCACTAAAGGTGGAACTACCGCAGCTGATATCGTAAATGCATTGGCACAAACTGGTGGCGTTAACATTAATATGTTAATTCCATTGTTTTCACAAGATGCAAGCTTAGATATCATTGCTGGATTAACTGCTTCTTCTTCAACTTATACAATCGCTGCAATCAATGCAGGTGTATTATCTAACTGCTTACAATACAGCACGCCAAAGCTTAAGAAGAACAGAATCTGCTTCTTGTCTTTACAAGGTTCTTTTGCTAATGCTCAAATACAAGCTTCTTCATTAGCAAGCCCACGTGCTTCCTTAGCTTTCCAATTGCCAACATTAGTCAACTCTTTAGGAATCGTAACTAAGTTTGCTCCTTGGATGCTATCTGTAGTTGCTGCTGGAATGCAAGCTGGTGGTTTTTATAAAGCTATTGTTAACAAGTATGCTAACGTGATCTCTTTCTCGGATCCTTCCGACTTCGATTCAGGCAATCCTGGTGATGTAGAAGAAGCATTGAGTTCCGGTCTATTGTTCTTGACTGCTGATACAGCAGGAGATCGATGGGTTAGCGATCAAACGACTTATGGATTCGATTCTAACTTCGTATATAACAGCATACAAGCAATGTATGATGCTGACTTAGTTTCATTGGATTTAGCGGCAAGTTATCAGTCAGCTTTCGTTGGTCAAAGTTTGGCAGACGTTTCGATCTCTACGGTTTCCAGTTTCATGGCACAAAAGATGTCAGGTTACTTGAAGCTTAAGTTGATCGCAGCTAGCAGTGATGCTCCAGTAGGATTCAAGAATGCTACTTTCGCAATCAATGGCCCAACTTTAACGGTCGGCGTTGAAATTAAGCTTGCTACAGCGTTATACTTTATCCCAATCAGTATTTCCATTTCACAAGTTACACAGTCCAGTTAATAGATAACTTTTAAGGAGTATTTTATGGCAGCACCAACTTTTACCGTCCCTTCGACTATAGCAGCTATTCCAGCTGCAGCACCAAAAACAGTAACAGGAGCTCGCGCTATTGTTACCGTTAACGGTCAGACTGTAGGTATCTACGAATCTTGTACTTTTAATACAAGTTTTGGAACCGAACCAGTTCATACTTTAGGTAAATACAATCCACAAGAAATCGTAGTGACTTCAGCAGAAGCTGTTACTCTAAACTGTTCAGGTTTCAGAGTAGTAGGCGCTGGACTTACGACTGCTCCAGGGGTTCCGCTTTTATCTGAATTGTTAGGCCTCGAATCAATGACTATCGTAGTCGCTGACAGACAAACCGGATCAAAGCTTCTTACAGTATTAAATTGCGTAGTTACTTCTTACAGCGGTAACTTCAAC